CAGCAAAAGGTATTGTTTTATCCAAAACTAAAGCTGAATGGGATATAATAGCAGATACAATATACAATGATTTAAAATATTCAGCTTTAAATGATAATAAAGCAGATGCAGGTTACCAAGTAACTAGGGTAAAAAATGATGCTGATATAATTTATTTGATTCAAAGTTTTGGAACTAGACAGGAAAATCTTTTCGGTATTCCAAACGGTTCACCTATGACATTGCCACAATTTATAACAAGCAATTTAAGTCAAACAAATATTGATTTAATAAATGATAATTATAATCGAAAACAAATGTCTTTTAAATTTTAGATAATGAAAAAATCAAATTACTTTATTATAGGTGCTGTTATTATTGCAGCAATTTATTTTTTTAAAAAGAAAGCAAAAGTTCCAATAATTCCAAGTACGCAAAATCCACCAGCTTTACCTTTGTTAAAATCTGTTTATCCTGCTGGAATTACCGAAGGAATGAGAGTAGTGGCTTCAAATAGTGATGGTACACAGTTTTTAATTAAAGATGGCAAAAAATATGCTTTAACTTTAGATGTATGGGCTGCAAGGGGATATGATCCTTATATAGTAGTACAAAATAAAATTATTGATTTAGTACCTTACGGAGGATTATTATAATGATTAAACAAAAAGGATATATTACAGCTTTATTATTATTAATAGGCGTTTACGTTTTTGCAAAAAGTAAAAAACGTAAAGGAACTATATTTGTAGGTGATACCATTAAACTAAAAGTTTTTTCTAAAATTGGAACTACTGTATATGATAATGATTTATCAACACCTATTTACACCTTTAGAAATAGTATTGAAGTCTTTATTATTGAGGAAGATAAAGTTTTAGAAAATACAAAAATAACTTTTACTGCTAATAATGAAGTAAAAACGGGATGGATAGGCGCACAAAATTTAATATATAAATAAAATGCAAACAAAAGATTTAATAATTTACGCGGCTATAATTTATTTGTTGTATAAAATTACAAAGCAAAAAGGATGTAATTGTAATACAATGCTTCCAATTGTACCCATTAATTTTGCACCAGTTGAAACAAAATCAATTATACCATTATTACCAATAGCAAATTGCTCAAATTGTAATTTTTCAAATATGGATAATAGCAATTTATTAGATTTACCAAATTTTACAAAAGTAAATAAACAAATTCAGCCAACCCCTGCTACTGTATTAAGCCCTGAACAATTAGCTGTTTACAATGCTAGTATAAAGGGAATTTCTAATAAATATATATGTTAATATTATGACAAAATACACTCCTTTTTTTATTAACTATGATAGAGCGCAAACTATACCAACTAATTGCAATAGTATAATATTTATAAATCTTGGTACAACTACTGCTTTAATTGAAAACGTTTCTTTAGCACCAACGCAAAGCTTTACAATTGATGGAAACGCTTGCGAATTTACAGATGCAACAATACAGATAAATTTTTCTGGTGCTGGTAATAATAACTTGGTAGTAGTTAAAAAAGTTTTTTAATATGAAATATAGTAGTAGCGTTAATAATTATCGGGAAACACCTTATATAGTAAGTGATACATTTGCCAATATTGGTAATTATACAGCTACAATTAAGGGCGCTATTTATGTAGCCAGAGACGGGGCAAGTTTAAATGAGCCATCTATTTTTCAAGCAAATGGTACAAGTTGGGTAGCAATTGGAGGTTATGGTATTGGTACTGATGCAACTTTGCAGGATGTAACTACAAATGGCAATACAACTGATAAAGGTATAACAATAACAGCATTAGGATTAAGTACTAATACCTTAACAGTTACAAGTTTAACGCCAAAATCAATACCATTTGTCGGAACTGCTGATTTATTAACTGAGGATAATACCAATTTGGTATGGGATAATGTTAATAAGAGGTTAGGAATTAATACTAATACACCTGGTAATAGTTTGGATGTACATAGTGGAGGTAGTAATTCTATATTAGCTCTAAATAATACGGCTGGTAATCAAACTGCTATTTCTTTTTTAAATAATACTGTTTTAAAATGGATTATAGGCAATTCTAGTACTAATTTATTTAATATATATAATCAACTTTTAGCTTTAAACGCTATTTCAATTGATAGTACAAATGTTGTAACTTTTGATAGGAATATTTCAATAAAAGAAAATAATACCATACAAATTTTAGCAGGATTTGCAAGTATAGCTTTTCCTTTGCCAGATGTTTTATATTTTAATTTAGGATCATCAGTTAAAAGTTTTTCATTTTATCTTGCTAGTCTTACAGTTGGAAGGCAATACACACTACCAGACGCAAATGGTACTTTAGCTTTAACAAGTGATTTATCTGTTTATTTGCCGTTAACTGCTGGAACACTTACAGGAGTTTTAACAGTTGCAAAGGCATCATCAACATTATACGCTCCACTTTCGGAAGCTAGCAGATTTCCAACAGCTTCACAAATTTATTTAAATAATTCAAATGCAGCTAATAATTCCTTTGCAGGAATTTCTCTACAAGTAACTAGAACTACGGCAGGTAATAGTAATGCTTATATAGGGGCTGTTTCTAGTGCTACCAATCCAGAAATAGTTTTTGGTCAAAGAGATGGAACTAACGATTTATATATTGAGAGGGCAAAAATTTCTAGTCTTGGTAATTTATTATTAGGATCATCAACAGATGACACAGTAAATAAATTACAAATTACTGGTAATTTATCTTTGACAACTGCTGGAAATAAATTAAAAATAGCAACGGGAACAAATGCAAGTGCAGGAACAACGGCTGCTATGACTGCTGGAACCATTACCGTAAATACAACAGCTGCTTTAACAGCAAGTATAATTATATTAACTGCGCAAACAACTGGAGGAACTGCGGGTGCATTACGGGTTAGTTCAAGGGTTAATGCTACATCATTTACAATTACATCTACTTCAGCTTTAGACACATCAACCGTAGGTTATTTAATTATAAATTAAAATAAATATGAAACAAATTTATCCTGTTATTTTTCCTTTAAATTTAGGAACTGCAATATATCTAAATTGTGTAGGAAGTGATAATTTTAACACTTGCGTAACTATTTATTACCAATTATTGAGTGCAGAAAATGGAGCTTTACAAGTTGGTAATTTATATTTATCTGGCGCAGATTACCAAAGTTATAACACAAGTAATAACGGTAATCAATTTATTTATGATTGGTCAGCTAATCAATTAGGAGTAATATTAATTTAATTATGCAAATAAATATTGAAAATGTCTTTTATATTATTAGTCTTGGTAGTTTTGTCCTTTTTGTTGGTGCCTGGTACGGGTCCACTAAAAAGAAATTGGCGGAAATAGAAACGGATTTAAAGGAAGTAAAAAACGATAAGTACGAAATAATAGACAAACTAGCCCGTATTGAAACTAAATTAGATTATTTAACTAAACAATAATTTTATGAAAAATTGGAAAACAACCGTAGGAGGCGTTTTAGCTGCATCGGCTGACATTATACCCGTTTCTAGTGGTATTCAACAATTAATAAGGGCTTTAGGTTTATTACTACTTGGATGGGCTGCAAAGGATCATAATATTAGTTTAAATGAAAAAGCAAAGTAGTAATTCATTTTTTTTAATAACAATAGGTATTTTGGCTGCAACATTAATAAGCAAAGCTGGGGGATTATATGCAACTGCACTTAAATTCATTAAAATTAAGGAAGGGGGGTTATATCTTAAAAGTTACCAGGATAGTGGCGGAGTTTATACAATTGGATGGGGAAGTACCTATGATTTTGACAAACAAAGGAAAGTATTACCAGGTGATGTTATAACCCAAAAACAAGCCCAAAAATGGCTCGAAATGGAAACCTCGCAAAATGCTGCTGATATAAAAAAATTAGTTAAGCCATATTTAAATAGTAACCAGTTAAATGCTTTAATTAGCTTAGTTTACAATATTGGTATAGGCGCATTCACTAGAAGCACAATGCTTAAATTATTAAATTCTGGCGCTGATAAACAAACTGTGGCTAATGAATTTGATAAATGGGTATATGATAATGGTGTAAAAGTACAGGGCCTAATTAATAGGCGTATTGCGGAAAAAAAGTTATTTTTGAAATAGTTTTAGTTTTGAGAAGATAGATGATTTATAATCGGGGTGTTTCTACACTCCGATTTTTTTTTGTTAAAATTAAAAATAAATTAGTTTATATAATTTATTTTATGTAATCTTTGTTAATCTTTAACTTCAAAAACAAACTAAAATGATCAAAGCAACATTCCGTTTCTTTTATGGAAACGACGAAAACCGAATATTGTATGTATATACAATAGAATTAAATTCCAAATTTTTTACTGCTGCATTTGTTGAAACTACTAATATTATTAGTTTTTTACAAACTGCTGAATGCAATATTTTAGATGTTAAACTAACTGAATGCCCTATTTTATAGGGTATTTTTTTTTACCTTTAAATTAAAAAAAATGGATTATTACGCCTACAAAGGGTACACAATTGTATTTTACCCAAAACGCAAAGTTTACAAAATTTCAATTTTTGAAAGAGAGTATAAAACCTTAAAAGCTGCTAAAGCCTGGATTGAATATCTAATAAAATAAGTATGAAACTACAATGTAACGTGTGCCACGAAAGCCCAATAGTGGATGTGGTAAAAAAACCAAATCACACTAACGATTTAGTGTGTTGTCCATCGTGTGATAAGCAATTAGCTTATGCTACTGAAAAGAAATATAGTAGTAAGTTAATTTGGATACCACTTGATACTGATTTCAATAAGGACTTTGGTAAAGCCCCAGTTAAAATAATTAGCTTATGAGAATAGAAATAAACCTTACAAGCTGCTAAAGTTTAAATTGAATATTTAATTAAATAAAACTAAAATTTATGAAATCATCTGGAAACAAACAAGATACTATTACAGTAATTATATTGATCATTATTGCCCTATTTATGGACAGTATAATACAATTTTAAATGATAGATAACCCTATATATCTTGAACTACTTAAAAACGCTTATAAGCGAGGATATGAGCCACCAAAGGAACAGATTTTATTATCCATTCAGGGGCAAAATATTGGTTCAATACAAAATTATATTATTATAAGCGGGGGTGGTGGCTTACTTAATTAGTAAGCCACCACCCTTAATGGATTACCAAAGTCGGGTAAAAGTACTTTTACCACGTCTATTGTATCAAGTGCCTTTAATACTTATGATGTTTTTGGAATGAAATTACTCC